TTTAGACATTACATTAAGCACTAGGAAGCGACAATATGTAGAAGCGAGGGCAATGTATTTTACCTTACTAAGAAAATACACAAGACTTAGCCTTGAGGCAATAGGTAAAACAGTAGGAAGACATCACGCTTCAGTTCTATATAACATACAGCAACTTGAAGGCTGGTTAGAATATGACAAAAAAATATATGCTGATTATGAATACCTAAGTAACACCCTTGCAATACAACAACAACAATTAGATGACGTAGATACAAAAAATATTGAACTTGCAATACAAAGGAACTACATACTTAAAACAAACCTAGAAGAAGCAAAACAAAAAAACTTTGAGCTAGCCGTACAGTTAAAAGAAGTCACACAAAAATATATTGAATTGAAACAAGGTAGTGATAAACAGTTGCTAGACAAGTATGGGCTTATTTAACAAATAGTTATAAAAAGTGTTATTTAATTAATTAATGTTTTTTAATTATGGATGGTAGGAAAAACAACGGTGGACATTCAACTAAAGGTTTTGCAGGGCGTAAAGCTAAAAGCGAAGAGATTAAACTTGTTGAAAGGCTAACCCCATTAGAAGATGATGCGCTTGCTGCAATGGCGGAAGGTGTAAAGTCGGGAGATATTAAGTGGGTTACTTTGTACCTTAATTATTATTTAGGTAAACCGAAAGAAACAAAAGATATTACAGTCAACGAGGATTTACCATTATTTATTGAAGACTTAGACTAACTAAACTCTAAGCTTCAACCTTTATGCAGGTAAAAAAAACAATCGCATTAAAAAAGCTGCAAAAGCTTAATAGTAGGGTTAGGATAGTTAAGGGGGGTACTTCAGCCTCTAAAACTGTTTCAATACTTGCTTTGCTTATTAATGAAGCTATTAACTACAAAGGAAAAGAAATTAGTGTAGTTAGTGAAAGCATACCTCACCTTCGTAGAGGTGCTTTAAAGGACTTCTTAGGGATATTAAAGGGGTTAAACAGGTATAAGGACAGCCAGTTTAACAAAAGTACTTTAAAATACAATTTTAGTAATGGCAGTTATATAGAGTTTTTTAGTACAGACCAGCCAGACAAATTAAGAGGAGCAAGGCGTACAGACTTATATATTAACGAGTGTAATAATGTACCCTTTGACGCTTATACACAATTAGCAGTAAGAACCTCGGGTGTGATATGGTTAGACTATAATCCATCTAATTTGTTTTGGGTTGATAAAGAACTAATAGGAAAGCAGGATACTGATTACATAACATTAACATATAAAGACAATAACGCACTTCCTATAACAATAGTAACAGAAATTGAAAAGGCAAAGCACAAAGCTAAGACATCTACATACTGGGCGAATTGGTGGCGAGTCTATGGGTTAGGGGAAACAGGTTCTTTAGAGGGAGCCTGCATTCCTGAATGGAAAGAAATTGACAATATACCAAATGAAGCAAGGCTTTTAAATTATGGAATGGACTTTGGCTATTCTGTAGATCCAACAACTCTTATAGGTTTGTACAAGTGGAATGAAGCTTACATATTTGATGAGGTGCTATATAAAAAGGGTATGTTAAATAGAGATATAAGTAGATACCTAACACAATTACATATAACAGAAAACATTGTAGCTGATTCAGCAGAACCAAAATCAATAGCGGAATTAAAAAGCTATGGACATTCTGTGTATGGTGTAACTAAAGGAAGGGATTCAATAGTGTATGGATTAAACCTAATAAACCAAAACGAAATATATGTAACTGCAAGAAGTAAGAACCTTAAAAGAGAACTAGCAGGATATGTATGGGCAAAAGACAAAGAAGGTAACACACTCAAGAAACCAACTGGCGCTCATCCTGATTGTATTGATGCGGCACGCTACGCACTTACTGACCAATTAGAAAACCCAAACAAAGGGAATTACTTTATTTATTAAAAAAAACAGAAAAAGTTTTGGTTGTTAAAAAAATGTTTATATATTAGCACTATTAATAACAAAAACAATTATACAAATGAAACAGTACAAAAACGCAATTGACGAAATGATTTCTTTTAAGCCATTTCAAGACGGATCAAAAAAATGGTTTATCGCAAGATATGTTGACGGTGAATTTTATGAAACTTATTTAAGAAGTTTTGAAACTGAAGAAGCGTGTCAAAAACAATGCGACAAACATTTCAACCATTGGTCACAACAAGTAAGTGTTGATGCTTATTTAAACGGATAAAAAACAGGGGGGGCAACTCCCCTTTTAAAAACAAAGACAATGAGATACAAACAAAATTTAAAAGTAGAAGCCGATAAAGTGTATTCATATAATACACACGTCGCAACAATAGAAGGAACGCAGCTGATTCAATTAGGCTGGTGGAGTGTAACTACCCAAAAGCATATTAATTATGTAGCTAAAGAGTTTGGGTTAGGTTTAATTAAAATTAAATAAAATGGAAGATACAGGTACACAAGATTTTTTAAACAAGGCTTTATCTAAAAATAACAGAATACAATTAATAAAAACAATATTGGGAGGAGCATTAATGGGGGTCGGAGCAGCTTTAACATTTGTTTTTTTATTAAATGTTTTTTTAGAATTAGATTTATTAAGTGATAGAATAATAAGTTTTTTTAGTGGATTATAAATATAGACAGGCTTGCTGGGATTATGGGTACTACGTTGTTCAGAAACCTGTACAGAAAGGGTACAAGTCAGGCGGCTATGACGTTACATTATACATAGACCATCAAGGCAAAGCAAAGAAAAAGGGAAAAGAAGTATATAAACAAAACACTATTGAGCTTGAAAATAAAATTGAAGAAGCCTATGAATATTGTTATAAAGTTTTTATATTAGGTCAATAAACTTTTTTCATTTTAGTTAGTTTAGGATTAGGTAGTGTTACAGCTGCCTTTTTCTTTTTATACAGATTGATAAAAAAAATGTTATATATATATGCAAGTTGAAATAAATGTTCCTGATAGTTTATCTGAAATAAAGCTAGAACAGTACCAAAAGTTCCAAGCGTTAAACACAGATGAAAACTCTGAAAGCCCATTCCTTTTACAAAAGATGATTGAAATATTTTGTAATTTAAATCTAAAGGAAGTGGCGACAATAAAATACAAAAGCGTTCAAGTAATAGTTGAACATTTAAATAAGGTGTTTAGTGTAAAGACAGATTTAAAAAACACTTTTAAATTAAAAGGCGTTGAGTATGGTTTTATTCCAGTTCTTGACGATATGTCACTTGGCGAATATATAGACCTTGACAACTATATTGGTGATTGGGATAATATGCACAAAGCGATGAACGTATTGTTTAGGCCAATAGAAAACAAAAGAGGCGTTAAATACAATGTTATAGAATATGGTAAACAAGATAACTCACAAGTATTAAAAGATATGCCTCTTGATATTGTGCTGGGTGCTATGGTTTTTTTTTACCATTTAAACAACGAGTTATTGACAATTACCCTGAGCTATTTGGAGGAGGAGATGCACCAGGAAATGACCTTGGAGCAGCGTCAAACTTTGGAAAGAAGTGGTCTTGGTATCAATCAATCTATGGATTATCTAAGGGCGATATTACCAGATACGATACGATTACAGCCTTAAACGTTCATAAGTGTTTATTATACTTAGCATTTGAAAAAGAAAAGATAGAACTAGAAATTAAAACTATTAAAAACCGATGAAAGGATTTTATAACTTAACTGAAACATTAAAAACAGCTTTAGCGGCTGAGCCTTTTGTCAATACGGTTACCTTTGGAAGCCTTGATGATATAGACTTAAATAAGCAAACTATTTTTCCGCTTAGCCATATCATTGTCAATAATACTACAATAGGCACTAAAACAATAGTTTTTAATGTTAGTATTTTGTCTATGGATATTGTGGATGTAAGTAAAGAACAAACAGCTGACGTATTTGTAGGAAACAATAACGAACAAGATGTTTTAAATACTCAACTTGCATTACAAACAAGAATCATAAACCTTTTACAGCGTGGCGACCTTTACACAGATTTATATCAAATAGAAGGCGATGTAAATTGTGAGCCATTTGTTGACAGGTTTGAAAACAAGTTGGCAGGGTGGGCGGCTACATTTGATATCACAATACAAAACGATATGACGATATGCAATTAGAGCAAACACAAAAAGCCCTAGACGCTTTTAAAGATTTTGTAATTAGACAAGCTCAACACAATTTGTCTAAAAAGCGAATGCGTGTTTCTAAGGAACTTTATAATAGCTTGGAGGGCGTTGCAAAGGCATCTCCTAATTCTATCCAGTTAGAGTTTAAAATGGCTGATTACGGTGTGTTTCAAGACAAAGGTGTAAGCGGTACAGAAAAAAAGTACGACACGCCTTTCAGTTATAAAAGTTCTTCTAACCTTGTAGGCCTTGAATATCATACAGGAACCTTTGCAAGTTGGGCTCGTTTTAGAGGTATGCAGCCTAGATTAAAAAGTGGTAAGTATGGCACTTATAAACAAATGGGATTCATTTTAGCTAACAGCATAAAAAAGAAAGGTATAAAGCCGAGTTTATTTTTTACAAAACCATTTGAAAAAGCATTTAAACAACTTCCTGACCAAATAAAAGAAAAATTTGGATTAGACTTAGATAACTTTTTACAGTACACAATAAACCAAGATAACAAATGAGCACAAAGATAAACGTACGAAGCCCATTTTTTTAAACCTAACGGCTCCGACTGTTCCAGTTCCGGAGTTTACTTGTTTAACCGCTTTCCCTAATGGGCTTGACAATAGTGGTTTTGCAGTAGACAATCAAGGCATAATAACAAGCCCAAACCCAACGTTCGGTAACTTTGAATCTTTAACAAGTACTGATTCGGGTTTTGCTAATGATAAATATGCAACCGTATCAACTGATACAACAAGGACAGTAACAGCAAGAACTAGAATACCAGCTGGGTTCAGTAATACTTCTGATGTCTATAAAGATTGTGTATTAACAACAATACAGCCAGGAACATCGGTTTGTACTGGTGGTCCGACAACAAGTGGATCAATATCTGCAGTAGCTTTAGATACAGGTGGTAATTCTACAACAATTGATCTAAGCAGTTATTTTAATAACGAAACTACATACGGGGTTAATAACACTAAC